GAGGGCGTCATTCACGAGCGCCGTTCTGTCTTTGCCTGTCTTGAACGACGGACCGCGCCCGAACACCTGGAACCTGTGCTTTCTGAAATTGTTGTTATACCCGTCGCGCGGCATCGGAACGCGCTCAAGAATGGCGACGGCTAGATCGGCTTCCTCGGGCGGAATGTGGCCCCAGAACAGATCCGTTCCGAGCGTCAACCCGGTGTCGGTTGCCAGGCGCTGCGTGATGGCTTCGTGTAGACTGATACTCATCCGAACACGTCCTTTCGGATGCCCGTAGCGACGATCTTCGGATACCGTTCGGCGTTCTCAAGCAGCGGACGCTCCAGATACTTGCCGCCGGAGCCCGGCTCAGTGAAATTGAATTCCTGGTGTTCGTGTGAGCGCGCGGCGTAGGCGGTGTTGAATCCAACGGTCGCGGTGATCGAATCCTTGCCAATCGGAAGGCCGATAGAATCAGCGGGCGCCCCGTCTTCCTTGCCGCTGGCTGTCTGTGGATAGCCCAGCTCCTCGGCGGTGGCGACCATCTGGTTGTTGACGTGCACGGCCCCGGCGCCCCGTAGCGTGCCTTCCTTGAGTGGAACTGTCTTTGGTTCCATGAGTGCGTCACGAAGCAATCGCCGGCCAGCGAGGCCCATGTGCTTCGTGGCGGACGCACGGACCTTCTTGTCGGCCGAGTTCAGCCGCTTCAAGAATTGCACATCGCTGAATTCCGCACTCATGCTATGGCCGCCGTGTATCCTCGTATCTTCTTGAAAGACTTCTTTTCGTGGTATGACAGGATCGAGTATTCCGTCCCGTCGATGTTGAACTTGTCCGAACCCGGCGCGGGCTTGCCAGACATGTGGACAAGGGCCGATGCGAGGCGTTCCGTGCCGCTCTGGTCAACTACGCGGCGCTCGCCCCACTCGACACGGGCCTTGATGTCCGTCTCAGTTGTCGCTGTCGGCTCGCCCCATTCGTCGGGTTCACCGGCCTGAATCCAGGTGATAGCGTCCGTCATGTACGCGCGCAACATGCCCGCATTGTAGGGTACCGTACCGCGCAAGGGGAAGTACGCTACCCCCGGGCCTCCGCCGCCTTCCTGTTGATTTCAGCTTTGGCGCGGCGGATGGCTGCGAGGTTCCCGCCCACAACCAAGGCCAGGAGAGCGTCTCTCGTCCCGAATCGTTTCGCGTTCGGGTACGTCACGAGTGCGCGCAGTTCCGGCACGGTCATGTTTTGGGCTTTGGAAACGAAGGACTTCCGCGCTCTCTTGCGCGCCGCGTCTGTCGCCTGAACAAATCCGGCGTGGTCTGTGGCGATTGGGCCTCTCTTGCTACTGAGCGCGGACATGGCGTCTAGTTCGTCTTCCTCGCCTGGGATGGGGACGAAGGCAATCAGGACGTGTTTGCAGTTGCTTGACAATGCGCCATTGCAGAGATATAATGAAGAGACAGTTTGGAGGTCGTAAACATGTCCAGAAAATTGCCTGACTCCGTGGCTGGTGACGTGTGCGATGCGTATGTCGCCGGGATGAGCAGCAAGGAAGTTGCCAAGCAATTTGATATACTCGTTTCGCGCGTTTACAGTACTCTCAAGAGGCGCGGAATTCCGACCCGCAAGCGCCCCGGCGCGTTGCTCCCGGCTTCCGAGATTTGCAGCCGCTACGTCGCCGGGGAGAGCGTCGGAGAACTCATGCGAGAACTTAACGTCGATCAAGGTGTCGTTGATCGGCTTCTCGTGAAGGGCGGAATCAAGAGGCGTTCCAGAAGTGAGGTTATGAGGCTCCGCATGGCGAAACTCGGGCCAGAGGGACGCCAGGCGATCTCGCGCGCGGCCCACGATGCCATCAGGGGCTCCACCCAAAGCCATGAGCATCGCTGCCGTATCGCGGCAACCAACGAGGCCAAACAAGCCAACATCACGCCTCTCGAAGTCACGCTCGCTGGGCGGCTCAGGGATCGCGGTTTCAGCATCACGGCTCAGAAGGCCATCGGCCCTTACAATGTTGATATTGCCATCAACGAACCGCCCATCGCCGTGGAGATCTTTGGCGGTAGCTGGCACGCTGGAGGAAGAGCCGCCGAGAGATTCAGAAAACGTTCGGACTTCATCCTTGATAGTGGATGGAGTCTTGTCATTGTCTGGGTTACGAAGTACTACGTCCTCGAAAAGGGCGCTACAGAGTATCTTGTCTCCCTCGCGAAGATCCTTCGCGAAAGCAAAACCACTCGGTGTGAGGAACACGTGATTCATGGTGGTGGAGAACCGTGCGGAATTGGACAGAGCAATATCGACTACAGGTCCGTTGTAGGTGGCGACAAACGCGGCCCGCTTTCCAGGGGCAAAGACGGGCGTTTCCTCTAGCAAGCAATTCGGGTGATAAGGGGGTCTCTCTTCTAGTAAAGGGAAACGGGCGTCTGGCACCACGGAATAGATCTTGCCTTGATAGAGCAGACACTCATCGCAATCGCAGGCATGGACGGACACCTGATAGAGCGTTACGTCGTACTCAAGCCCGCGTTGTATCGCGCCTTCCGTCATAGCCTCGCGCGTCCGTGTCCGCGTCACGAGTTCGGCGTAGTATTTGGGGTCGAACGTCCGGGATCCCGCTTGCACCCGGATTCCGTCGCCTATCTGGTCTGTGATGACCTTTGTCAATGCCCTTGACGTTTCGCGCCGGGTCTCGCCACGCACAATCCCCTGGCCAATCAGCCGATTTATCTGAGTTTCTGAAATGACTTTCTGCTGTGTCTGGCGAAGGATGGAGCTGGCTTGCCTACGGACTTGATCGGCTGCTATGCCCAATTCAAGGGCCATCTGGTCTGCGATGACTTGCACGCTCGCCGTGTTGATTCTGTTGCCCATGTTGATCGGCGCGGTGCTCACGCCCTGGGCATTCAAGGCAAGCGACGATATATCAGCCCCAGTCTTATAGTTGGCGGCAATGATGGCCTCTGACGCGGTCACAGCCGACACCTGTAGCGCCGCCGTGACGGCTTCCACCTGGCGAAGTTGTTCTCTAAGCCGGAACCTTCGGAACGGCGTCAACGCCGCCTTGCGCAATTCCTTCGTGATCTCGACTTGGGCCGCCTGATACAGTCCAAGGAGTTCGCGAATTCGGCCCGCTTCGCTGATTGGAATTGTTGGATCGATTGCCATATCAGCCGCCCGCGGCCGCGCCATGCCGCTCTTGACAGACCGCCTCCAACCGCTCGACGTCGCCGCGGACCGCGCCAAGGTCGTGATCCAATCCCCGGACCCGTTCTTGTGTTCGTTCGCTTTCCGCCACTTGGGCGGGGAAACCGGAGATGTCGATCTCGGCTTTCACCATACGACTAAACAGTCCACCCATATCCTTCCTGACAAGGGATAGAGCCTCTTTGATGGACTTCTGGGCCATCCACATGCCGCCAATAAAGGCGGCGATTGTCGCGATCTGTATCGCGACGGTGACAGCAAAAGAGGGCGTGATGTTCATCTATGATCTCCGGTGTGGCGCATTCGTGTGCGGAGTAAAGGGCGAGGCCCAGGGCTATGGCACAATGACAGCGTCCGGCACCTCCGAGCCTGTGGTTCCCAGTTGCGGGCTTAGGATCAAAGCCAAGAACTCCTCAAGCGCGGACTGTAGTCGGTCGCGCTCAACCAGATCGTTGGCATCGTCGGCGGCGTCTCTATCAGCCTTCAATGCCAGGTATTCACGGACGTAGGGTGTCGCCAAGTCGCCGCATAGCTGGATAATCTGCCCAACGGCTACGAGGGCCTCAATGTCGGGGCTTGTGGTCGTCACGGTGCCGTCCGGCGCGATACTGCGCGTCTGACACCCGACACCGCCGGCCGCCAGGCCAGCGATGAGGAAGAACACGATCAATGGCGTCGCCCGAGAGCCTCGATGCGCTTTCTCGGGGTTGCGCACTTTGGCAAACCACCGGGAAACGAGCGGGCCCAAGATCATCACAAGGAGCATGTCAATCTTGAGGTCAATCTCCGGACCCCACGGCAACAGGTCCGGCGCGAACGTCCGGAGCATGGCCAAAGCGGCCGCCACAACGCCGGTGCTGACCGCGGTACCCGCCGCAACGTTCTGAGTGGTTCTCGACTTTAACAGTTTCTTGAACATCTTTCGTGCCCTCCGTTTTGCTTTCCGTGCCGCCCATGCGGCCTTCAACATCTTCCATCTGCTCATGCTCATCGTGTCACGGTAAACGGGCCGCTACTGGTCGAGCCCGTCTGGTATGTGGAGATTCGCGCGGCGGCGAGGGCTGCGATGGTGATCGCGGCGCCGAGGCCGTTGTATGTCTCGCCAACTGGCGTTGCCGCCGTGACGCCTTGGGCCTGTATCCCGGCGCGAACGTCGACGTCCTCATCGAGAAGCCGGAAAAGCGCCTGTTCGTATACGGCCTCTTTCATGGCGTCGGTCGGGTCGTCCGTGATGTCCTCTCCGTCGTCATCCTCGAAGGTGTAGATGCCCGGCGCCTCTATGTCGGCTTGGGCCGTGGTGAGGATGGTTGTCTGGTCCGCCTCGACGCTGGGCCATACGTCGTCGGCGCCTTGCCGCGTCTCCATGTAGGTGGTCGCCTCTGCTGGTGTTGGCCAAAGATCGCTCATGATGCGTGTCCCTCCAATTTCAGGATCGTTCGTGTTCTGCGGACCTTGTGCATATACCGGCGCAAGAGCACCTCTGCGTCTGGCAAGAGGGATTCCACGCTGATTTTCGGCCCTTCCAGCGGCGGGTCGATGAGCTCAATATAGACCGCGCGCTTTGCCCGGGCCTGGAGGCCAATAGCAGTGTCAATCAAGGCATCGTACTCAGGATCAATCTGGTGATGGACGCTCAGGTAGAGGATGTAGTCAACTACGTTCTCGCCCCATCCGCGAACGGAATCGGAGAATGTCACGTCGCACATTTCGATCTGGTCATTGACTACGCGCGCGGCCTTCAAGCACGGCGCCTTGTCGATTCCGTGGACGCGTGCGCCCGCCTTAGCCGCCAGGAATGCGAAGTATCCGAAATGCGTACCGATGTCCAGGACAGTGGCCCCGCTCCATTGGCCTTGATTGATCGTGTCCCACACGAGGCCGCTATCCGCGCGCTGTGGCCCCCACGGAAACGACTGGAACCAATGCTGGTCCGCGATCCATTTGTTGCGCTCGTCTGGAAACATGGGGCTAAGGATTTCTACGGCGAACGGGTTGCCGTTTTTCAGGTGGTCCGCTAGCAACGCCTTCGAGAACACCTCAATCGTATTCGGGGGAATCCTGGAGCCGTCCCACTTGAAGGCGTAGCCATAGTGCTTTTCCGCCAATCGCACGAGGTAGAATCGGCCGATATTGTTGACTCGCGAGGCACTCGCGTCCTCTGGAAATGGATCGGCGCATTTCACATTGAACGTTCCGAACATCGGACATCCGAACGTCTCGGCATGGTCCGCGCATTTCGAGGCGCTGCCTTCGCCGTTGACGTATTCGCCTGTTGTGCGAAAGATCATGTCCGATCCTTTCCGAATGCAAGCCGGTAGAGTTGGCGGGCCAAGGCGGCGGGGGACAGGTGTTCGTCCCAATACTTGCGGCCCGCGCTCGCAATGCGGTTGCGTTTGTCGTCATCTGCCAGAAGGTCGTCTACCACCTCGGGAAGATCCGACCAGTC